CGGACAGCTGCTGTACAGGGCCCGCATCACCGACATTAAGCTGAGGAACCTGGGAGACCTGACTGAGTTCGACGCGGAGCTGGGGGGCTTCGACAACCTGTGGCAGCTCAAGACCGCGTTGCGCAGGGCGGGGTTCAGGTTCAGGCCGCTCGGGGAGTACGAGGTCTTCGCCATACAGTTCCAGCCGGTCAAGGGGTTCCTCGTGAAATGAGCCTCAGGCTTTCCGACAACCTGACGCTGACCATCGAAGCCGCAAGGAGGGTCTTCGCGTTCCTCGCCATCAGGGGCGCGGGCAAGACCTGGGCAGCTGCGGTCCTCGCGGAGGAGATGGTCAAGGCCGGGATCCCGATCATCGTCCTCGACCCGATGGGCGTGTGGTGGGGCCTGAGAGTGGGTTACGACGGCAAAGGCAAGGGCCTGCCTGTGGTGGTCTTCGGAGGCGACCATGCGGACCTTCCTCTCGAGCTGGAGAAGGCGGAGAAGCTGGCCGACGCCCTCATCCAGTCGAACGTCTCCTGCGTCATCGACATCTCCGAGCTCACCCAGGGCCAGACCCAGCGGTTCATCCCCCGGTTCCTCGACGAGCTCCGCCGGAAGAACACCAACGACCGGCACGTCTTCATCGAGGAGGCCGACGTGATCGCGCCCCAGAAGCCGATGCGCGACGAGACCGTCTGCCTCCACGCGGTCGACATCTTCGTCAGACGGGGAGGGAACCGGAACCTCGGCTGCACCCTGCTCTCGCAGCGCTCCGCTGTGGTCAACAAGAACGTCCTCACGCAGTCTGACTTCATGGTCGCGATGCGGACCAACGCTCCCCAGGACAAGGAGGCGGTGGCAGCCTGGGCCGTGAGGAGGACCGGCGACAAGAAGGCGCTCAACGAATGGCTCGACTCCCTGAGTGATTTGAAGGACGGCGAGGCCTACGTCTGGGGGCCCGACATGAACGTGCCCGGCGTCAAGACCAAGTTCAGGATGAGGGAGACCTTCCACGCCACCAGGGAGAACCTCAAGCGGTTCGACGCCTCGAAGATCCATCCGATGCCCGTGGGGGAGTTCATCGAGAGGTTCAGGGACGTCTTCGAAGGACGGTCTACACCTAAGCACATACCTGCGTATGCACCTAAGCCGCTACCTACGCAGAGCCGTTTACCTACGGAGCTACCTACCAAGTTACACACCGAAGTATCACAGTCAGGCAACGTGCGGGGTAACCCAGCTCAGGAAGCCCCCGCCAACGTCGGGCGCGTGCAGAGCAGCGTTTCCCAGCCTGACACCCGGGAGGCCTCCGGCAGGGGTGCTGGGGCCTCCCTTCAGACACAGGGCCGCGCATCATCTGAGGAGGGCCGTGCACATTCTCAATCAGAACCGCCCAGCCAAATCGACCTTGAGCACGAGCAGATGACCATCAGGGTCAGCCACACCGAGAAGCTCGTCTCGCTGAGCACCAAGGAGAAGGCCGGCCAGCTGGTCTACGTCCTGATGAACGACCGCGAGGGCCAGCCCAGCAGGGCGTCCGAGATTGAAGTCCTCGGCCTGGAGCACGGATGGAACCTCGACCACAGGCACATCTCCGAGATAGTGCCGAGGACCTTCGGCGCGGTCGTCTTCGACGGGACGACCTACAGGCTGGCGAGGTTCGTCAAAGTGGAGGTCTCAAACTGATGGCCCCCCTCCGCACCTCCCCCGACAGTAGGAGAATGACGCCCCCAAGGATGGGAAACAACTCGAGTTCTTGCCAAGTCGGTTTTCCACGCCGCATCCATCCACGCGAGGGGGTAGGATTCGAACCCACGACCAAGAGGGAGGGAGTAGTAAGAGGGAGTAGTACAGTAGCAGTAGGTGGGAGGACGTATGCGGGGTGGAATCTGAGATTTCCACTGATTGACCTACGGGGAGAAGTGAAGACCTGATGCCACTGTCCAGCGAGCCGTTAAAGGTTGAACGCAGGCGGGCCGTCCACAGGTTCCTCTCACTGGTGAAGGACGACGAAGGGATTTCGAAGAGGGTCTTGTTGGCGAGGGCACGACTGGTCCTTGGCGTCAGGAAGTCAACCGTCTACGACTATTTTGAGACCTTGAGGGATGCGGGTTTAATCATTGAAGATGATGTGGGGGTCTGGACGGCCGAAGCCTACGAGCGGACGAGGCAGGAGCGCCTCAAGGCCGGGTACGAGAAGGAGAAGCGGATGACGGAGGTCATCACGATGGACGCGTTCGACACGGAGCGACCCGAATGATTTGCGACTATGAGACCCAAGAGCGGTGGTGTGGCTTCTATGGCGAGTCGGTCGTCCCCATCGCTGAGGTCGGGTCCGGCAGAGACAGGTGCCCAAACTGCAACCAACCCACGCGGAGGAGCGCCCGCACCAACCGCAACGAAGTGAGGAGAATCTGATGGCACAACTCCTCCCTGCCAACTCCCCAGGGAATCCGTACTCGAAGGATGTCTTCATCGACTCGGAGGGCCCCATGTGGGTCGTCCGCTGCCAGTACTGCCCCAAGAAGTTCGAAAACTCTCTCGCAAAGGCGCGTGCGGAATACCTCGCCCATCAGGAGAGCACACATGGAATCCTCTACCCTCGGTTGCACAGCTTCTTCCGCTGGGAGGACGAGTACGAGGCCGAGCGCAAGGCCCGCGCGATTCTGCTCAAGATGAAGGAGGTTCCCGCGAGATGAGCGAACCCGACGCAGTCCAGACCCTTCGGCGCATCGGTGAGCGTGTCCGCTGTCTCTGTTGCGGCACGACATTCGAAAGCCATCGAAAGTACGAGGAGCATCTCAAGGAATGAGCAGCCACACCGTCAACTGCTCCAATTGCGGCCAGCAGGTCGTCATCGAGTGCGACAAAAGACAGCTTGGTGGCGGGAGGAAGCATGACCTCGACTGGAGGCCCGGGCCGAATCATGAAAAGGTCAGGCATGCGCTTCACATCCTTGTAGGATGGCAGACGGTCAAAGCAGTCCAAGCATGGCTCAACAACGCGGTCGATAGAGGCATCGAAGAAGCCGGCTTCGGCGACTTCAAGCATGTCGGCAAATCGATCTACTGGACCCAGCTGGCCGTCGAGGACCCGATGAGCGACCTCCGGGGCACAGACGTGGTGGAGAGCATGCTCCCGGCGAAAGGAAGAGAGTGGTTGTACAGAATCAGGGAGGGAGCGGCTTGAGACATCAAAACCTGAGGGCTCTCCGCGACCAAGTCCTCTGGCACATCGTGGCGAAGGGAAGCAGGACGCGCACCCGATGCGGCCGGACAATCAAGGGAGACTGGACGCTCATTGCGTTTCCAACCGACCGCATGTGTTTGAAGTGCTACCAGTCCTGGGAAGCGGAGAATGGAGCGCCATGAGCGAGCGCCAGCAAGGAACCTACAGGAAGGGCTTCGGAGAGATGGAGCTCGTCCTGTTGGATGCGCTGAACCGCGCCGGGATAGACGCCAAGTGGGGCGAACCCATGCCGACCGGTGAAGACTCCTCGCGCGTCCCTGACCTCCTGGTGCCAGTCACCCCCGGCCTGTACATCGTCCCCGAGGTCATGGGAAAGGGGAGCAAGTCCGACAGCTACAGGCGCCACGTCGAACTCCTCAGCCACGGCATGTTCCCCCTCTACTTTGACAACCAGCACGTCAAGCACTGCCCGGAGCTCTGCGTCCGGCAGATCAGACAGACGAGGGCGACGCTCAGGAGCATGTTGCCATGACCTCCGACAGCGGGCATGAAGCGCAGAAGCGGATGTACACGCTTTACTGGTGGGCCAAGACTGGTGGGCCAAAGAAGTTCGGCCACGACACTTTCGAGACGACCAAGGAGATTGACGAGTACAACGCCGATGACCTGCTCTCGATGGTCGCTGGCACCTTGGGGTCGGACACTTCAGATGAAGTCCGAGAGGCGAAAGCGTGGCTCAAGAACTTCAACGCCTACTACCCGCTGGCTGATTTCTGCGTGGATTTCGGAGTCGTCAAGGTCGTGACCTCCTCTGAAGCGGAGGCGAAGGCGTAGAGTGAGCGTCAAACTCGTCCACCTCTTCAAGGACGATCCTCGGCTCCCGATAGTCCACGGCAGGCCCGCGAGGGTAGCCCTCTGCGGAGTGGTTATCAAGAAGGAGGTCGACGTCTCCGTCTGGGAGAAGGAGTGGAAATGGTGCGATCGGTGTCAGCGCATCCAGAACGCGAGGGCGGGGCTCTCATGAACCGCAATGCCTGGTGCGCACTCTACCTGATCGTCCTATTCGCGGTGGTCGGTTCCAATGCTGCATATTCTTGGGGAGAACGGAGCGTAAAAGTCATCCCGTCATCCGTGACCCATAATTGGGATGGGACCATGCTCGTCACTGTGACCTATGGGGGGGCGTCAACTACTGAGGCGATGAACTGCAACATCGGTGATTGGTATCCACTGGACCAAGGTCTTCCGATGATCTACACGCCGGGCTCAATCCTGCATGGGCCGACCCTACAGTTCGAACCTCTGCCTGCTGAATGCTACATGAGTTAATGCTCTCCCGGCCTATCCCCCATTGTTTCCTATGCACTCCCGCGCAACGGGTATATCCTGAAGCGTCCACTACACGGGCGTGAGCGACTTACCGACCTGCACTGACCACCACTCCGCGGGCCCCCGCACCTTCCAGGAGACCAGGTGCGACGGGTGCGGCATGAGGATGTGGGCCTACCACGCGAGGAAGGCCGAAGCCGCCAATGCCAAGGAGCGAGAGGTGGAGGCTGCGAAGGTCGCGGGACGCAAGCCCAACCCGCAGGCCTGGCTCTCGAAGATGCCGGGAGAGTGCGACCCGCACATTCACGTCAAGGCAGGGCAGTTCCCAGGGCTGCCGGCAGGGATCCTCTACGCGGCGAAGGCCAAGGCCTGAGGAATGAGAGTCGCTTGACGCGTTACAGCAAGCGAGAAAAATGAGAAAACCGGGAACCACCAAGGCACAGGACGCGACCAAGAGGGCCAAGTTCGAAGAGTACCTGCGCGAGCTCAAGCGCAAGGACGAGATCATGCAGCTGATGGGTATCTCCCAGGCGACATACTACAGGTGGCTGGAAAGGTCTCAGAAGGACGCAGCCAAGTTCGTCGAGGCCATCGCCAAGAAGAGCTACCCACTGTACTTCCGGCGCACGATCGAGGGTTGGGAGGACCAGATCAAGGTGCTTACAGAGATCCGTGATAGCGCCGAAAGCCCGCTCGTCAAGATCCAGGCCACGAGCCTCATAGGCGAGTTCATCGGAGCGATTCAGGCCGCAGTCAACAGGGGGCCTTCGGTCCTCAACGTCGTCGAGAACCAGAAGCGCCAGGAGGAAGTCGAGAAGCTGAAGCACGAAGTGGAGGCCTCCGGGCGTTGAGGCTGCAGGACACCTGGAAGTCCTTCGACGAGCTCGAAGAGCGGCACAGGGGAGATCCCGTCCTGGAGACGCTGCCCGCTTGGACCGACCCGATCACATTCGCCCAGCAGGAGTGGGAAGGCCTCGACTGGCTTTCCGAGAAGGAGGACAGGGGCGCCTTCCTGGCCGAGTTCTGGAAGGATCCCCGCGACTCGATCATCATGGGCGCCAAGGAGACCGCGAAGAGCCTCACCCTGTCGATCCTCGCCATCGAGCTCATGCTGTACACGCCGCTCAAGACCATCGGCATCATCGCAGGAAGCGAGGACCAGGCCAAGATCACCTATGGCCACATCAGGCGCCTGCTCCATTCTGGGAAGCACACCCCGGCCTATCTTGAGGAGGAGCCTCTCGCCGTCAACGCCAGGCTGAAAGATGGCCGCGAGGTCCGCGTCTACGCGAGCAGCTACTACAGCGCCCACGGCTGGCATCCTCACGTGGTGATGGCCGACGAGGCGGTCCTTGCGTCCAAGACCCAGGGCGGAGAGGTCCTCTCGGGGGCTTTGGCGTCCGTCACTACGGGCGGAGTCCGCATCATGGCGTCGGCTCCCTACTACCAGGATCCCATCTTCATGGAGACCTGGCGCAACGCCGACGAGTGGGGATACAAGCGCTACGGCCCCTGGATGAAGCACCCATGGGAGGAGCTCAAGGAGCCGTTCATCCACGAGGTCGACCGCAGGCCCTGGATCAAGCCGTTCTCGGTACAGGTAGACGAGGCACGCAGGGCGATGGCCAACCCGTCCAGCAACTACATGGTCTTCTGGCTCGGCCAGCCCCAGGCAGGAACGGGCGACGTCTTCAGGCCCGACTCGATCGACCTGTGCACGGAACCCTACGACCTGGCGCCCAGGGCTGAGTTCACGAAGTCGATCGGGATCGACACCGGATTCGCGAGCTCCATGTTCGCGGTCTGCGGCATTGAAGACCGAGGGGATGCGCTCTACGTCATCATGGCAGAGGAGTACGAGCGGCCGAACTTCAACGACATGGCGGTCGCGATCACGAACGCCTACGTCCAGGGCGGGTACACCGACTCGTTCTGCGACGCCAGCAACAAGCCCTTCTCCGACCTCCTCGGCCAGCTGGGGATCTACACGGAGCGGGTCGCATTCGGGACCGAACTTCCGCCGATGATCTCCTCGACGCAGCTGTTCTTTGAGCAGCGCCGCCTGAGGATCCACCCGCGGTTCAGGACCCTGATCTGGCAGCTGAAGAATGCCCGCTGGGCGAAGGGAGGCAGGAAGATCGACAAGACGGGCAAGAGCACGATGGACTCGGTCGACGCCCTAATGTGCGCCCTGCGCAGGTGGACGAAAGAGCCATGATGTCCCAGGAAGCAACCGTCGCACGCCGCGAGGTCAAGAACATCCGAAGGAGCCGCGTCGAGATCCTGATGGAGATCCTCGGCGTCATCGAGAAAGAAGGCCCGGTTCGCCTGACCCCCATTCTCTACAAGGCTAACATGAGCTACGTCATGACAGAGAAGCTCCTCAGCGAGCTCCTCGCGTATGGGTTCATCCGGAAGGAAAGCTGGTTTTACTCGTTGACCGGCTCCGGCCGCAAATTCTACGAGACTGCGACCTGGCTGGAGATCAGGAGTGTCTTCTACGTCGAGCCTCAGGCTCCGGTCCCTGAAGAGGATGCGGGGGTGTCCGCGTCCTGAGCGACGAAGAGCCGAAGGTCCTGAAGCTGGGAGAGCCGCTCAAGGACAAGCCCGATCCCACCGCAGGCCAGGCCGTAGCCGTCAGCCCCAAGAAGAGCAGGAGGAGCCATTGGCACGACGAAGGCCTCGACAGGGTCGGCATCACGATCATCAGCGAGTCGGAGAGGAAGCAGCTCTGACTCATGCTAAAGACCGACACGGGGGCTGCTGAGCCCGTTGGCCAAGAAGACGGACGCTGACAAGGCGGTCGCGGCGACGTCCAAGGACGCGAGCGAATTCGCGAAGGGACTTGAAGCCGAGAAGTCCTACGACGACTCGGTCGCCGCTGACTTCAACGCCATCCGCAGGACCGCAGGTTACGCTCCGATCGACGACAAGCAATTCAGACGCGCCAGGGCCCCGGGGACCACGGTCAGCAGGGGCACGGGCTGGCAGTTCCGCTTACAATACGGTGGCGGCGACGTCACGTTCGCAAGGTCCATCGCCTACGACGCGATGGATAAATGGTTCCGGGAGTTCAAGCGAGACAGCATCGTGAGGCAGTCGATCCAGATCAAGGCAGAGTGGGGCACGAAAGAGGGAGCCGAGACCGTCGTCAAGTGGGTCAACCCGAGTGCCCACAAGACGGGCGCCATCGACCCCCAGACCAAGAAGCCTGTCTACGCCGATCCTGGAGCGAAGTACGGCCCTCTCAAGGACTACATCGATGGGATGAACCGCAAGGTGAACATAGACGCCGTCATGCGGCAGGCGATCATCTTCACCCAGATCAGCGGCCTCGCGTCGTTCTTCATTCTCAAGGATGACAACGGCGTCGTCCTGAAATTGATCGAGCTCGAGCCCTGGGCCATGTGGCCCCGCATGAACCGCGACACCGGGGAGATCGACCACTGGCTCTATTACGGCATCCGCGCGGACATCAGCATCAACAACGACAAGAACATCCTGCCGCCCGAGAACGTCCTCCACTTCACGCACAACGAGATCCTCAACGAGCATGTTGGCCTGAGCGAGATCGAGCCGATCGGCTGGCCGCTGCAGGCGAGGAGGTTCCTGCTTCAGGAGGCGATCCAGGAGGTCGCGAAGTCGCTGTGGGCTCCTGCCGGGATCCTGCGGATCGACACCGAGAGGCAGAGCTCGGCAGCTGCCACGGTGACGATCCAGAGCATCCTCGACAACGCCACCCTGGCGCCGGGCAAGTTCATCGGCGTCAACAGGAAGGTCGAGTTCCAGAAGGTCGACATCAGCCCGGACCTCGAGAAGCTGATCGCGGCCAAGGAGAACCTCGACAACGAGCTCATCGGCAACTTCCAGGTCCCGCGCTTCCTGCTGAACAGGGAGCACAACGTCAACAGGGCCACCGCCGAGATCCAAGCGCTGATGTTCATCAACGGACCCATCACCGACATCCAGACCCAGCACGGAAGGCAGCTCGAGCTCCGCTGGTACGCTCCGCTGGTCAAGGCCTGGCTGATGGTCGAAGAGAACGCCAAGAGCGTCGGTCTTCCCGCAGCCCTCGCCGAGGACCAGGAGCCTGAAGTCTACATCGAGCACGCGTGGAACCCGATAGCGCTCGAGATGATCATCGGACCGCCGCCCACGGGACCGCAGTCTGGCATGCCAGAAGTCCAGCAACCGGAGCCGACGACAGCCCCGTCGCCCACAGCCCCGACAGAAGGGACCAACCCTGCAGCTGCTACCTAACCACAGGGTCGCGTCTGCGAAGATCGCGGCCTACGCCAGGTACAGGACAGACGCAGGCCTGACCGTCCAGATCCCGGTCACCAAGGAAGGCCAGTTGATGCTCTTCGAGTGCAGGCCCGGCTGCGGCAAGTGCTGCCACCCGAGGGTGCTCGCCCTGCTGCCCCGGGACGTCGACAGGCTCGCCGCGATGGCGCCTTCCCAGATCAAGGACTTCGAGGCCGAGTGCACCCACGAGGGCGCGTCGATCCTCCGCGAGCTCAACCAGAAGGAGCCTTTCGCTCCCTGCACGTTCCTCAGGAGCGACAAGAAGTGCGCCGTCTACGGGTCCAGGCCTCACCCTTGCAGGCTCTACCCGTTCCACTACACCCCGCAGGGAGACGTCGGGTACCTCGAGGAGGCGCCCAAGGAGTGCCCTGGCCTGTACCTGGGCAAGACCGTGAAGGACATGGGGCCGTACCTCGAGGAGCTGGCTAAAGAGGTCGCCTATGGCATGAAGACGATCGAGGAGCTGGCGAAAGCGGTTTGAAGTGGAAGAGGGCGCTCGCGGTCCTGCTGATCCTGGCCCTGCTCGTGGGGACGGCAATCGCCCTCCGAATCTTCGTCTGAGGGTTAAAGACGCTCAAAGCCAGAAGCAGCTTCGTTGCAGTACGTCCTCAGATACGGCAGCGCCCTCGAGCCCTATGAGAAGGACGGGATCCGCTACGTCAAGATCTTCATCCTGGACGCCGACGTCCTCAGCAAGAACAAGTGGGGCGTCACCGACGACGCCCTGCTCGCCGGGCTCAAGTCGTTCATCGGAAAGCCGGTCATCGGGCCGCCTGGAGACCCGATGCAGCACGGCGTCGACCCGAGGACCGGCGAGTCGCTCCCGCTCGGCGAGCTCTCCGCCTACGAGGACGCCCACCAGGTCGGGACGATCATCGACGTCGGTGTCAGCAACGGAATCGGCTGGGGGATCGCCAAGATCTCCAGCGATGAGGCCTGGGCCGGGATCAAGAGCGGTTCCTGGAAGTGGGTCAGCCCGCAGATTCGCGTCGACACGTCGAACATCCAGCATCTGCCTAACGGCGGAGAGATGGTCGAGTCGTTCATCGGCAGGCACGTCGCCTTTGTCGACAACCCTGCTTTCGGAGGAGCAGCCAGCGTCAGGGGGACCTGCGTCTCACCAGACGTCAGGACCTGCAACTTCTCTGCGGCGGTCGCTTCGATAGTTAAAGAGCCAAACCCGGCTTCGGTCCTGACATTGGCCACTGATCTGGATATACAGGCGTTCAGCGCCGAGCTCGAGATGATGTTCGCCGCGCCGGCGGGTGGTCCTGGCTCGTTCCCCTGGGACGAGTGCATGACCAAGATGATGAAGCAGTACGGGGACGAGGACACCGCGAAGAAGGTCTGCGCAGCCATCAAGAACCGCAGCGCCGCGACGATGGTGTCGCTCGGGCTGGCCAAGACCATGGGAGAGGCCGCCACCCTCATCGGCAAGAAGATGAAGGAGGATCCACTCTACGCCTACGCCTGGGGCAAGTACCTCGAGGCTTCTCAGGCTAATAAGAGTCAGACGGGCACGGAGACTCGAATGGACGCCAACGAGCAGAAAGAGTTTGACCAGCTCAAGGCCACGGTCGCGGAGCAGTCGACGAAGATGACTGCGAAGTGCGCCGAGGTCGACGCCCTGAGCGGAAAGGTCAAGACGCTCGAAGACGAGAAAGCAACGCGAGAGGCTGCCGACAGGCTCGCATCTGTCAAGCGCGTCGTCGAGCTCAAGGTCGCGTGCGGTCTCGCCAAGGCGGCGGACGCACAGAAAGAACTGGAGGCCATGAAGGGCTTCAGCGCGGACACGCTCAACGCGCTGGCCACGACCTACCAGAAGCTGATCGACGCCAACCCGACCGGATCGGTAAGACCCAGGTCGGCCAGCGTCGCGTACTCCGCAGCGGCAGGCAGCGGGACGGAAGCCACGGCGGTGGACGCATTGCGCGAAAGCATGTTCGGCCCAACCAAGGGAGGCAATCAGTAGTGGCAGTTGGAGACGTCGACTCTGAGATCGGCGCCCGGTACATCCAGCTCACCGAGGATGGCACCAGCGCCATCGTAAAGGGCGACCTCTGCGTCGTCAGAGCTGGCAAAGTCCGCGACGCCCAAAACGCGACGGATCAGGGCCCGTACGTGGTGGCCGTTGAAGCCATCGCGAAGTCTGGGACTGGCAGGTGCCTCATCGAAGGGATCGTCGAACTCGCAGAGGACAACGTCGGCAACATTTCGCTCGGCTGGCTCGTGAAGCCGGGAACCACGACCAAGACAAAGATCCAGAAGGCGAGGGCCACGGACTTCTCCAGCAACTACGTCCAGTCTGACGCCTTGCAGCTCAGCCTCATCGTGGGGACGGCCTACGAGGCCATCACCAAGGCAAGCTACGGTAGGATTTTGCTCGGATACCGAGCAGGGATCAGTGCTTAGAGATGGACAGCAAGCATCTCGCCTGGTTCAACCCTGATGACGGGACCTTCTACAGAGGCGCCGTCGGCAACGCGCCCAACTCAGACTATGTCGCCAAGAAGGGGCTCAAGGAAGTCGAGGGCAGGTTCCTCAGGGCCGCAGAAGCCTCTCTCAGCGGAGGCATCTTCGATACTCCAGACAGCTCGACCATCAAGGCGGTGGTCGTGCTCGATCAGGTCCTCGGCACTACCTTCCGTGACTACAGGCTCCGGGAGATGTGCCAGATCGTCAACAGCCCGCAGCTCGTACTCAGCGTAGACCTGGCCACCAAGTACAGCGCATCCACGAGGATCTTGCCTCTCGAGGAGGCACAAGTCCTCAAGCAGACCTACGCGAGGACCACATTCGACCTTGCAGCCGCAGGGAAGAACGTCGCCCACATACTGCTCTCGGACGAGTCCGAGAAGCAGGCGGTCCACGACGTCTTCAGGCTTCACGTCGACAACGCAGCCAGAGCCCTCGTGAAGGCGGAGAACGCCCAGCTCCAGGCCATCATCGAAGGAGGCACAACCGTCGCCACGAGCTCCTACTCAGGAGGCGCGTGGAACACCATGAACACGAACGGCGACTTCAGCCACTACAACCCGCTGCTGGACCTCGAAGGGGTCTACGACCTCATCTGGCAGAACGGCTTCAAGCCAGACGTGATAGGACTTCACCCGAAGGTCTTCGCGGCACTTCGCGCCAACACCTACGTGAGATACTTCAACCAGGACGCAGGGGCTCTCAGCAACGTAAGCCCGAACCTCGCGGCAGTCGGCTACCCAGACCTGATGGTGGTCACAGACCCAGACTTGACAGCCACAATGGCGACGGTCATGTCAAAGTCCTCCGGAGCGGTAGTGCTCGCAGCAGGGCCCACCGAAGCGGCACAGTACCGCGACGAGATCAGGGGCGCGGACGGCTACGTCATCAGGCAATGGACCCTGGCAAGCATCATCAACCAGGGCGGCATGCGGACCATCACAACGACCTACGCGTAAGAATACCCATAACTTCGAATCCGGGCCTCGGCCAGCAATGGGGGAGCTGGCCGGGGCAACTCTTCTTATAGCAATCCCACGCACTCTCACGCACCGTTGGATCCCCCAAAGGTCCTTCACATCTGGAACGCAGGACGTGTCGCCGCCATTCTTGCTCGCGAGTATCCCGGCTCTGCCGTTCTGATGGCTGATCGCAATCTGGATCCCTTCCGCGCTGGCGAGGACGGGATCATCCGCTGCTGCACGAACAGGGACGTCATGGTCAAAGAGGCTATCAGGCTCGTTCCTGACTTCGGCATCATCCATGTCCATGCCCTCGACTGGCTGCTCCCCAGGATCAGGGAGAGCCACCCCTATGCGAAGATCGTTCTTCATCACCACGGCCAGAACCTGCGCGAGGAGGATCCTGCCACCGCCCAGCGCCTGGCCAGGCTCGCAGACGTCGCCCTCGTCTCTACGCCTGACCTGCAGAAGCTGATCCCTGGCTCGAGCTGGCTTCCCAACCCGATCGACGAACGCCTGTTCAGGCGCACCGAATACGCTGGCCACGGGGACCTCTTCCCCTGCGACTACGTCCGGACCTTGCCCTTCGTCGACGAAGTCAAGGCAGCCATCCCGGGCGTGACGGTCTGGATCCGCTGGCAGGACCCGATGCCCTACTTTGAGATGCCGTCGTTCCTGTCGGGCTTCGAGAGAGAGATCTCCTGGAAGCCCGAGGTCGACTACTCGGCCACGCCCGAAAAGGTTCTGTCGCTGACGGACCTCGAGAGCCTCATGCTCGGCAAGCAGGTCTACTACTGGCCCACGAAGGAGACGCTCGAAGGATTCCCAGAGCGGCACCGCATCGAGAACGTCGTCAAGCAGCTCGACCAGATCTACAAGGGACTGCTGGAATGACCAAGATCTTCGCGTGCATCAACACATACGGCAGCCCCGAGTCGCTCAAGCGCACGCTCGAGAGCCTCAGAGGCCACGTCGACGGGGCGGTCATCCACGAGGGACCTTACGCCGGATGGCCTCGCCTTGGAGGCGACAGCCCAAGCTCCCCAGGCGAGTGTGCGACAGGCCTTCCGTTCCCGACCATGTACACCAGGCACGGGCATCTGCTGCAGAAGACGGCCCGGACCCAGGCCTTGCAGCTGGCCGCGACTCTCAAGCCCACGAGCGACGACTGGTTGCTGATCATCGACGACGACGAGGTCCTTGACAGCGAAGCAGTTCTCCGAGTTGTGCTCTCCAGCTGGGCGGCAGATTACGCCAGCATCGACGTCGAGGACCTGAGGTTTGGCAGGAAGTTCCCGCAGAACAGGCTCGTGAGGTGGACGCCAGGCCTCCACTACGAGCCAAACCACTGGACCATCAGGTCGCCCCTTGGCGTCATCACCCAGAATGCGAGCCCTCCATTCTACCAGGTCCATGGCGTCAGCATCGTCAACGATCCTTCCCTGCGGTCGAAGGCATGGCTCCATCGCCGCTCGCTCTACCGCATGCTGCAGTTCATCGGCAACGAGGGGACCTGGTCGACGTCGAAGTACTTCGAGGGCTCCGACTGCGAGGCCGTCTTTGTCGACCCGGAGGCCCTGGCTGCGGACCTTGAAAGCATCAAGCGCAGCGCGGCCTCCGGCAACGAGTTCGACATGGGGCTGCTGCTGATGCTGGCGCAGATCGCGAGCGGTTCCGAGCAGGAGATCGTCCAATGGTCCGACAGGACCAAGGGCATGGTGACGGGTTTGCTCTACGCCGCAGGAGTGATCCCGTGGCCCTATGCCAAGAAGAGCGTTAAAGACGAGAAGGAGGCTTCGGTTTCTCCGTGACCTACGGCGACGTCTCAAGCGTAAGAGCCCTCGCGAACAACGTGCCCCCGTCCGACGTCTCCGACGCCACGATAGCGGGCTACATCAACGCGGCCGACTCGCTGGTCAAGAGCCTTACACGGAAGGACGACTGGGCAGCCGTCGATGACGAGTTCCAGACCATCCAGCAGCTGTCGAACTTCTATGCCGCTTCGCTCCTGCTGGCCAACTACAAGGACGTCGAGCAGAAGGGCAAGACGTTCCGCGAAGAGTTCTACAAGATCATCGAGCAACTGTTCGGCACTCAGATCGTCGTGGTTCAGTCCTCGAACTACCGGACCTCGCCGCTCAACCCAGTGCTCGGGCCGATCCCCGGGCAGGGCCAGGTCACTTCCGATACGTCGATGACGGAGCCATAGGCATGGCAACCTACTCGAGGAGATGCCACTACTCCGGCTGCGGCAAGGCCTTCGAGGTCGCGAGCCTGAACGACAAGAGGCAGTTCTGTTCAGCCGACTGCAGGATCGCTGCTCTCCACGAGGGCAACCAGCGCGAGAAGCGGAAGGCGTAGGCCGTGGCCAAGATCATCGTCGCAGGTCAGACTGCAGACTTCCAGACCGACGTCAACATCACGATCATGAACGCCCTGAAGAACGGGTGGCCAGCTGCTGGGGCGCAAGGAGATTCGGAGCTTCAGCTCTTCGACGCGTCGCTCAACCCGAGCGGCGTCAAGATCGGCACGACCTGGTGGGACGGCCAGACGTTTTTCCAGGTCCACGTCACACCGCTTCTGGTGAGCATCGATCCCAACGTGCTCGGCAGTACCCGCTGGGAGTACACCGACAGGCACTACGTGCACATCTTCGCGAAGGGTAAGAACATGAGGGACAAGAAGTGGAAGCTCGAGAAGGAGGTCGCTCAGCAGATCATGCTGATCAGGGCAGGCCCTGCTCCCGGCATCTGCTGGTGGGATATTAGCGACTTCCGAGAGGCCCCTGAGCCGGCCAGCGAGGCGACTGACTGGAAGCCTGAGCTCGTCCACAGCGTCGCCATCGTCACGGTCCACTACGAGAAGGTCAAGCAGTGATGGACGAGACCAGGAAGGCCCAGATCAGGCTCTTCGCCAGGATCCTGCTCTTCTCGGTCGTGCTGGGGTATGCGTTCGACCGCATCCTGCTCGAGATGCGGTTCTCCGTCGTCACGATCTACTTCAACCTGGTCGGCGAGAGGACGTCGGAGATCATCACGGGGCTCGTCGGGATCCTCGGCGCCGGGGTCCTTCTCACCTGGGACTCCTTGCGCGATTTCGACCTGGCCACAGGGCCGGGGACGTTAAAGAGCGCAGCGCCGTCTCGGAAATCGAACATGACTATCTCGCTCAGACAGAAGAACATCCTCGATAAGGTCCTGTGGGCGGTTGGAGCGTTCATAGGCTACCTGGTCGCAAATGTCCAAGCATTCCCTCCGGCCGAGCAGGCCCTCGTCACAGGTGTTGGCGTTCTCGCCGGTGACGCGGTCTCAGACATCATCGCTTTCGTCGACACGGGCACCGTCTCATCTGCGCTGGTGAGCAAGACCTGGGCCGACGTCAAGCCGTACATCCAGGGAGAGATCCAGAAGCTCCCAGCGACCGATCAGCCGTTCGCGGCCGCAGCCCTGCAAGTGATCGACGCGAAGCTCGGACCGGTTCCGACCCCAGCCCCAGCTACCCCGTAGCTGAGACTGAGGATCCTCCCTTTTTCCCACAAGCGCTCGTAAGACCAGCATAACAAAGTCCGTTTTGTTAACAATCGACGGTCGCCGGAAGGCCTGGCTGCTCAGCTGGCCGTTATTAACCCCGGCACGTTCTCAGGCTAATAAGAGCGCCGCGGTTTTCTTTCGTCGGGCGAGAAGCTCACGGTCAAGAAGTCCGAGAAGGACGAAAGCGCATTTGAGTTTGAACATGCGAGCGAGGGCTGCAAGGGCATCCCCGCCATGGAGTTCACAGAGGCGTCGACGGCAGGCGCCCAGATCAACAACTGGCACTGCGCTCTCTGCGGCGCGTGGCGGCAGGAGACCACGACTGTGTCTGTGAAAGTATCTGTCGCGACCACGGGAGGCGTTAGCGCTTGAGCTCCGTGATGACGCATGCGAGCCAGATCGTCAACCAGCTCGAGTATGTCGAAGAGACGACGGAAGGCACGTTCCCGACCAATCCGACGATGGTGTTTCTGGCCAATGTGGCCAAGTGGACCCCGAAGCTCACGCAGGACAAGGACATCTACAGGCGCCACGGCTCTGAGGATCCCTACAAGTTCGTCTTCGGACGCCAGGTCTTCGAGTCGACCCTCGAGTTCGGCATCACGAACTCGACCTTCATCAAGTACGGGATCAGTGCGGTCGGAGGCGGAGCCGGGTCGATCGACAAGGCCCTGAGCATCGGGTTCTCCTTCAAGCTCAACGGGACCACGAACTTCATCACGATGACGCGCTCGAGGATCAAGAGCATCAAGATCTCCGGCGCGGCTTCGAAGCCCTCGCTCAATGTCACCGTCACGCTTACGCACGACAACATCTCGACGCCTTCAGTCACCGACTACATCGGATCGGGAACTCACGCAACACCGGACACGACCGCTCTCTGGTCGATGGCCGACGGAGGCGCGAGCCCTGTGTCGTGGAACGCATCAGGAATACCCTGCGAGGAGATCAACGTAACCATCACCAGGGAGACAGGCGACAAATGGATTCTTGGATCGAAGAAGATGGCGTTCAGCGGCACTTCGTTCCAGCGTGACATCAAGGGCGACATCACCGTCGAGTACGTCTCAACGACCCTCGAGACCGACGCGAAAGCTAACACGTCCCGGACCCTGGCCTGGGTGCTGAAGGCCACGACCTGCACGATCACGTTCACCGGCGCCTACGCGATCGACCTGACTGACAGGTCCGTCGACGCAGACGCGAAGGAAGGCATCCCCGAGAAGTGGGGCTTCGGCGCGACAGCGGTGAGCATCACCTGAGCGCTGACATAGATCCGCAGGTAGCAGCTGCCAGGGCGTTCCTGGCCAAGAAAGAGTACCCGTTCACGGTCGAGGACCCGTCCACGGGAGAAAAGCTCGCCTGCGTCTTTCGGGACGTTGGGCACAGCGAGCTGCTCGACACGGCAGACGAGAAGGAGACCGACAAGAAGAAGCTCACCTACAAGCTCGTCAGCGCAGCCCTGGTCAGCCCGAAGCTCACGCCGGAAGACCTGGCCAACGGCAAGGCATCCGTCGTCAACCAGATCGTCCAGCAGTACAACACGCTTTTTTTACGACCAAGGCCGAAGTCCGAGCCCTCAACCGCTTCGTCTTCTTCGACAACCTGAGCGGGCTCACTCCGTTCCAGCACGAGGCGCTTCTGCTCCGGAAGCTCGCCATCGACTATCACATAGGGCCGGAGGAGGCGACGCGGCTGCGCCCGAAGCTCATCTCCACCTGGATGGCCATCGACAAGGCCCAGGCGATAAAGAGCAAGCAGGACCAGAATACGGCGGAGTTCTACAATGGTTAGCATGACGGTCGAGGGCCTCGACGCGGCCAGGGCGTTCACCAGGAAGGCCGCAGACTCGGTCAAGCCCATCACCGAGCGGTCGATCGAGGCGTGTTTGCAGGACATGGTCGACTACGCCAAGGCGATCGTCCCCGTCGACACCGGGTACCTGCAGCGTTCGATTGACTGGGTAGCCATGGGAGAGGGCGAGTGGCACTTCCGGGCGATGGCCGGCTACGCCTCCTACGTCGAACTGGGAACTTCGAGGATGAGAGCCCAGCCGTTCATGCAGCCGGCAGTCGACGCGATCCTGGACGAGATCGAGGGGAAGACGGACGACGCTTTCGCCGACCTGGTAGGGGCTCCTTAGGATGAGCGCCGAGGTACCGATCGACTACAAGGTCACGACGGACGGCGTCGAGGAGGCAGCTTCGAACTTTGGCGACGTCGCCAACTCCCTTGACCAGGTGTCCAACTCATCAGCGTCGACGACGAGCTCGCTCGATGACGTCGCTTCATCCTTCGGGACCACCACCGACCAGATCAAGGACACACGGTCCGAGCTCAGGCTGCAGAACGCTGCCGTCAACGACAACTGGAACAGCTGGAAGATCGGGCACTCGACCCTCGCGGAGTCGCAGAAGGCGTTCCAGAGTATCAGTACGATTGGACACGAAGTGACCAGCATGATCAGCACTCTCACGTCAGCGCAGACGAACCTCAACACGGCCAACGCTAACGTGATCTCTACCGAGAACAAGGTCACGACAGCACAGGAGGACTACAACACCGCCGTCGCGAAGTACGGCCCTAACTCCTCGCAGGCCCTGAGTGCCCAGAAGGCGCTCACGTCTGCCATCGACGAGCACAACAAGGCTGTCGATGCGGCGAGCGCGGCCCAGAGCAAGTACCAGATGGCTCTCGTCGGCGTCGCTCTCCAGATCCCGAACGTGGCCTTCAACGTGCTCAACCTGGTCATGGGGCTCCAGGGCATCGGCGTCGCGTCATCAATCGCCGGAGCAGCCCACGCAGTCATGTCGGGGATCTACGTCGCAGGAACTACCCTGATGACAGCGGCTCAGGCAGCCTTCGACGCCGTGATGGACGCCAACCCGGTCGTCCTGATCATCCTCGCGATCATCGCCGTGGCGGCCCTGCTCTACGAAGCCTGGACCAACGACTGGGGAGGGATCCGCGAGAAGTTCCAGGCGGTGGTCGACTTCCTGAAGCCCTACATCATGCCGGTGATCGATGCCATCCAGGTCGCTGTCAAGGCCTTCGGCGTCGTCATCAACCTCGTGTGGCAAGGGATCCAGGAATACGCGAAGATCGTCTGGACAATGATCTCGCTCTACTTTCAGGTTTGGTGGGACGCTGCCCAGATAATCATCGACGCCCTTGAGATCGCGTGGGATGCCCTCTGGGCCGGGATCCAGGCAGTGGTGAAGCCGGTGATGGCGGTCGTCACCCTCGTCTTCTCAACAGGCATGAGCGTCCTCCAGACGATCATCGGAGACCTATCGACGGCCTGGAACGACTTCTGGGGAGGGGTCCACACGGTCGTCAGCGCAGCCTGGGGTCTCATCAAGCCGATCTTCGACACCATCTGGAGCGTTTTGAAGCCGATCCTCGATGGCCTCAACACGCTTACGAACGCGAGCAGCACGGTGAGCAACGTCGTTGGAAGCGTCACGGGAACGATCAGCAGCATCGGCAGCGCCCTCGGTCTTGCTGAAGGCGGGATCATCGACCAGCCGACGCTCGCGGTAGTGGGAGAGAATGGGCCCGAGGCTGTGGTCCCGCTGCAAGGACTCTCGTCGACCGTTCCAGGGATCGCCGGAGGCAGGTTCTCCGGAGGCGCCCCGGGCGGCACCGTCGTCAACCACTACTCGTTCTCGTTCCCGAACTACGTCGGTTCCAAGCAGGAGCTCATCGACACCGTCATGGAAGGGCTCAAGCGCGAGACCCAGCGGAGGACCTCGTAGATGGTCGTCCAAGCCCCACTCTATGCGAAAGTGCAGCTGGGATCCCTGATCTACGACCCGCTGCTGCCCCGGCTCGACTTCAACCTGAACAGCCTCTCGATCTCCAAGTCGGCCGAGGGCGTGGCGTCGACGTTCAACCTGGTGATCGAGGATAGCGACGGAGATCTTCTTGGCTCCATCGTGGTGGACGACCCGATAGACGTCTGGGTCCAGAAGGCCGGGGCTGGCGCCTGGACCAAGTACTTCTCGGGGCTCGTGGCGGACCCGACGACCAGGGTCCCCGGGATCGGCAGGAGGCTCTACGACGTCAAGGGGTTCGACTGGAGCAAGCGGCCCTCGAAGCGCATTGGGAACTTCGCGAAGTTCCAGGCCAGGCAGGCAGACGGCATCACCCCCGATTCTTCCGACACGTCGACCGAGATCGGCAACCTGGTCAGCCTGGTCCTGAGCGATCCCTCGGCCTATCCGACCGGAGGCCCGACGATCGTGGCAGACGACGGCTTCACGCTGAGCATCGACAGCACTGGGATCTTCATTCCGAGCTACGTCGCGGTCTACAAGCCGATCAGTGACATCCTCAACGACCTGGCCGCCCAGGCTGGCAGGGTCTGGTGGGTCGACGAGAACAAGGTCTTCTACTTCGCCAATCCGTCGGCTCTCGACTCCGGGATCCTGGTCACAGATGATCCAGCCACGGGTGCAGCCTGGGGCGACCAGACCAAGCTCGCATACATCGTCGACGACAAGGAGCACAAGAGCGAGGACGACGGCAACGACGTCGTGAACAGGCTCTTCGGGCTCGGTGGGACCGACACGAACGTCATCGACCAGAAGTCGGAGGCCATCACGGGAGGAGCCGACAAGCTCTCCGTCTCCTGGATCGCCGTGCAGTTCGCTCCCACGCAGCGGACCATGAATTATGTCGCGGCCTACCTGCAGAGCGTCGGAACACCAACGGCGGACCTCAATGGGGCGGTCTTCGTCGACAATGGAGGCGTCCCTGGCAGCCTGCTCAAGTCATTCTCGATTCCGAAGGCCACGCCGGCGCCAGGGGGTGGCTGGGTCATCATCGACATCGGAGCCCAGACGGTCCTGATCGGGCAGAAGTATTGGCTTGCTTTCGCTCTCAACGGAGTCACGGCAAACACGTTCGCGTGGTTCAAAGGCTCGGACTCTGCAGGTGTGAAAGCCACGTCGGCCGACGGCAAGTCGTGGACCCCTACCTCGAGCGTCGCGACCTACACCTACCGGACCTATGCGGCGCCCGTCATCGTCACAGTCGGGTCGATCCCCGTCTCCGGGGTCAGAAAGCTCAGCGAGAGCGTGTTCACGGACACGAACATCCGGGACCGCGCCACGATGGCCAACCTGATTACGGCCCAGGTGGCAGTCTCGGCCAAGGTCAAGAGGGTCCTCGACGCGACCTGCTACATTCCTGACGTCCTTCCGAAGCCCGGGCAGTACGTCACCGTCGTCTCGCTGGGAGCCGGGCTCAATGAGCAGTTCCAGGTCACAGACGTCACCCTGGACTTCGAGACCGACAAGCAGGCCCTCGGCGCCACGGCGCTGAACATTGGAGGGGTCGAACTCGTTTAGGATTAAGAGAGTGGGAGCGTGTCGCCTTCCAACTTGAGGGTTCTGGACGGCATTAGGTTCACCGGCCGAGGCTATGCGATGATCTGGGCTCCTGGCTATGTCCCGACCTTCGACCATTATCTTTCGGTCATGAGACGCCGTCAGCTGACCGATGAGCTGCTTCGCAGACTCGAGCGCGAAGGGGCCCTGCTCAGCTGGCGTAAGTTCGTCAACAAGACCGTCGACGCCGGTCTCGTGCAGGTGGCTCTCTTGGTGTCCGGCCAGTCAGTTGCCGGCTTCCAGTATCAGGCCATCGGGACAGGGAACACGGCGCCAGCTGCCGGCCAGACGACCCTCGTCACCGAGAAGGACCGAGTCCGCTACGCCTCGCTGCTGTCGATCAACTCCGGCAAGGGCTTCGAGCTGGACGCCTTCTTCCCGTCGACGTCTCCGGCAGCGGGGCAGACGATAGCGGAAGAGGGGATCTTCAACGCTGCTTCGGTCGGTACGATGCTGCAGCGTGCCCTGTTCTCCTCCTCGTTCTTGTTCCCGACGTCCGCGACGCTCACGACTGCGGTGCAGTGGACAGGAGCGAGCGCGACTTGAGCACCAAGGTCAACCGGCAGACCGACATCACCGACATGTTCGCCAAGCTCGACGCCCAGATCAAGCGCATCGACGGGTCCAAGACCGACATAAGCGCCCAGCTCAACTTCATCGAGCCGCTGACCGGAGAGGAGGAAGACTTCACGGATTCGATCCCTGGGGAGGACATCGTCACTGGCGGCTACAGGCTCGATTCGGCCGGAGGCGGTCGTGCAGGCTTTTATCTCGACGCGCAGTATTCGGTAGGAAGCGGTGAGCTGGATCTTTGAGCGCATTCAGTCAGTATGAAGGTCCGGTCACATACACGAAGCTCAACCAGAAGACCCTCTTCGTGGGCACGGGGGCGGCAATCGCGGCCGCGACGACCTATGCGGGGATGCTTGCGTTCTGCACATCATCGGGTTCAGGCTTCGTCATCAACACGCTTTACGAGTGCAACGCTGCGAACACCGCCTGGATCGCGATCACTGGCATGGCGATAGCCAGGCTGG